AAAGAAAGTGACTTGCTCAGCCGTTTCCTTGGGGCACAGTCCACGAAAGGATCTGTCTCCATGAACAGTTAACCAATCAGGGAAAATCATCTATTTGCCTCCTTATTCTGGTAAATCGATATTATACTCATTGTTGACTGTCGCCAAACTGACAACTGTTACCATACTGCTTGCTGCTGCCGTACTGTTGGCTGTTACCATACTGTTGGCTGTTGTCAAACTGTCGGCTGTTACCAAACTGGCGACTGTCAGCAAACTGTTGACTGTTTCCATACTGTTCGCTGTTACCAAACTGGCGACTGTCGCCATACTGTTGGCTGTTACCAAACTGGCGACTCCAGCCAAACTGGCGGCTACGATTGTAACCAACAGCGTTACCAGTTCGTTTAGAGTTTTGATAACCTGTTGCATCGTCGAAAAGCCAGCAGCCACCGTCATGGGATAAGTTATCTTCTGACTGTACCCAGCCGCCCAGGTCGCCAGCTTTTACTGGCTTATAAGTTGTATCAAAATCACGCAAAGCTTTTATTCGATACACAGTTTCTCCTGTCGGCATGACTTTTGTTTCGTTCGTTAATTCGTATTTCTTTTCGGTGTTAGTGTTCATTTTTATTACTCCTTAGTTGTATTTAACCACTTCGTGAAATCCTGTTTCCCAATTCTTGACATAAGTAATTTCTTTTGGCGGGGATTCTAAATTGTTGGTTGCGACCATTAATTCCTGTACGGCCTTACGTGCTTGAGGGTGACTTGATTCTACATACCAGATCGTCACGCTTGTTCCTGTGCTCAGTATATATGTGATCTTTTTGAATTTATTTCCTTTTTTGCTTACTCCGTCATCGATTACCCAATCGACAACAGGTATACTTTTAATATTTTCGTGGACTAACTTATCGTTTGGATTCACCAGCTCGTGCTTGCATTTTTCGCAAAAGCGCGCTGCTATGTCGTTTGTATGGAGGCATTTGTCACAGTCTTTGCCTATCCATCGATGGCCGCATTGCTTGCCCTTGTCCCATGACTGGCAGCGCCTGCCATAGTGAGATGGTATTAGCAGCTTGTTGCCGTTCAGGTCGGCAAAGTATCCGGTTTCGTGCAGTCCGTATCCTGCTTCATTAGGCCTGGCCAGAAAAGTATTGGTTGATCCACACGTGCCGCATGTGCAAGATATCATGTCGTTTTCTCTGTTGCGTTTGTATCCTGATATATTAGGGTTAAAGACGTCACCATCGGGGCAATGGCGAGCAATATTTTCCGCGTAGTCGAGTACCAGGCAATGGTCTTTATCTGGGTGCAGTCGCAGCCCACGACCTATCATCTGTTGCAGCAAGGACGGCGATTCGGTCGCCCGCAACAAGGCCACCAGGTCAACGTGTGGCGCGTCAAAGCCTGTCGTTAAAACGTCACGATTTACCAAGTATTTTATTTTTTTGTCCTTGAACATTTGCAGGATCCTGGTGCGCTCTTTCTTGGGCGTCGTGCCATCCACCATACAAGAGATGTGCTCAGGCAAAGACTCCATGCACTCCTTTGCATGCGCTATGCTGGCGGCAAAGATCATAACCCCATGCCTGTTTTGCGCCTGCTCTACTATGTCGTCGATGATATAAGCGGTTTTGCGTCCTTTCCCGAGGTACGCTCTATCCATGTCATCCCTGTCAAAAGATCCGAGCCTGTTTAGCTGCATACCTATCGTGTCGTAGTGCTCTCTGGTAAATCCTATAATAGGCTTTGTGATATACCCTGCTTCAATTAGTTCGTGTGGGGATATCCTATAGACAAGCCTGTGGAAATACGCAGCAGAAGTATCATCGCTTGATGGGTTGCCGTCGATATCCATCTTGTATATGTACCCTTCTAGCCTCCTGTATGGCGTCGCAGTTAGGCCGATAACGCGCAGGTTACTGTTACGCGCTTGCAGGCTTGATATTATATTCTTTATGGTGGGCGTTATCTCGTGGCACTCATCGACGATAACCGCGCAAAAATCCCCTCCGAAACTGGCAATGGCGTTTAGCACTGTTACAGGCGTACCGAAAACTGCTTTATGCTTCAGAGACTTGCGCCCAAGAGATGCGCTATAAAGGCTTGCGGGGTTGCCGGTGGCCACATATTTATCTCTGTTCTGGATTACCAAGTCTGCAGACGGCGCAAGGCATAACACTTTCTTCCCATTGCTTGCCTTATGCAGAGATTCTACAACTGCCGCGATTATGTGACTTTTCCCGGCAGCTGTCGCTGCATCTATGACGCACGACTCCCGGTTGCTCAGCACCCATGACATTACTGCATCATGGGCGATTTGTTGATACGGTCTGAGCATGTTACTTTATAGACCAATACGATATATCGCTGCCGCGGTAATCTTCAGGGTCGAGTCCGGCATCACTACACAGGCGCTTGTAATCAACCGTGCCTTTCCTCGTGGTGATCTTAACCTGGTGCTCACCGACGATTGTTTCTTTGTTGTCACAAGCCAAGACTATCTGATCGAGTAATTCTTTCTTAGCTATCTCAAGCTCTTTTATAGTGTCTATTATTGACTTGTATTTAATCACCATTTCGTTTAGATGATCTGGCGGGGTATGTATCATTCTGTGTATTTCCTGTAATATTGGCAGGTTTACCTGTATCCAGATCGGGTCATACTGCACTATCTCCAACATGGATTTTTTGGTGGATGACCACTGGTAAAAATAAGCCGTGTGCTTGCCTGTCAGGTGCATGCATATCTGTACCTGGGCGTAGTAGTGCGGCTTAGCATATATGGATACAAAATCCTTGGCTGAATATGGTATCTTTATTTCGATGATCGATCCATCACTAACAAGGCCATCCGGTGATCCTCCCAGCCAATCCTCGTACGTAAAAAATCCGCACTGCTCTACTTGCAGACCTGTTTCTATCTCGAAATCTTCTCTCGCGAAATCTTCGAAGATGCGTCCGTTACACATTGCCTGGTTATCAGACATTTGGGAGCCAATAGGAAGTATCCTTTTTATCGCCTGACTTGTAGACACAAGGGGATCAATGCCAAGTAATGCGCCTGCAATTGATGCGGTAACCCTGCCCTTGCGGGCAAGGAACCACGCGTCAGAACGCTGCTCAACGTCTATGTGGTTGTTGTTTTCCATGATTAGAAAGGGATGTCGTCTGATTCGATATCTGCGCCACCTTTCAGAAATTTGGATACGCCTGACACCCAATTTCCCGATTTGTCTCCGATCTCCCAGACTCTTACTTTTATGCTCATCTTGGCGGACTCAAGTGCTACTTGCAGATGTCTGTCGGTTGGGTCACCGTCCAGTTTTTGGAGCTTACCCTGCGCGAGCGTATCTATGGTTACCAGCATCTGCAGGGCAGAGTCGCGTTGTTTCTCTTCAGATCTCTTGCATCTAACTTTTTGAAATATAGTCGCGCCCTTAAATTCGCTTGGTGATTCTATTTTCCAATGTATCGATATGTATTCTTCCGGCTCAGGGTTCCGGTCGTTTGGCTGTATCGTGTCCCAGGCAGCATCTTCGATGACCGCATTACATACTGTACCGTCCGGTATAAGCTTAAATCCTCCAGATTCAAAATTATCTGTTGGTTTTATGTTTTCGCCGTTAGATAGCGTCCAAAATGACATAATGTTTTCCTTATTTAATGATTGATTGTAAAGGATTTTTACCAATTTCTATATGGATATCATCGCTGATACCAAATCTGTTTTTGCTAACACAGTTGGCAGTTGCATATGCCACCATGTAGCGAGATCCATTACTGCCTGCTTTTTTTATTTTGTCTTTTCCTTTTACTACCGTGTCAAGCTTTATCTGCCCGACGAGATCGACGTTATCAACGTAATGCGTAATGCTCTTTTTGTGGATGCGCAGCGAATACCTGCTGTACGCGTCCTGATCAGGCAGATCTATGATTTCCATATCCGTATGGGCGACAAAGATGATGTTCATTTTGCGCTTCTCGTGTATGGCCTGCGCGTACTTTCGCACCCTGCCATGCATAGAAGACAATGCATTAAACCCTGCTCCATATCCTCCCATTGCAGTTGCCAGAGTCTTACCTTCTGATTTTTCATTAGAGAGTATTTTGTCTGTAAATACCTGATCCAATTGTGTGATGCTGTCTATAATCAACGTTTTATAGTCATGATCCTCCTTTAGTATAGCAGCCAACTGTTTAAATAGCTGATCTGCATCTTCGACCAATTCCAACGCATCCGGCCTGCTCGCTATTGGCACAGACTTTAAACCATCTTCAGTCTTTATAACGATGGGCTTTGGAAAAGTGCAGGCTAACGATGTTTTGCCAATTCCTGCTTCGCCGGTTATGGTGGCTATGATAATACCGGTATCTTCAGGCTTTACTATTTCTAGCATATCTCTAATCCTTTTAAAAATCTTGCTGTGTGTCATTCGATGTTGACAAGATATAGCACGGTGTTTATATTGTCAACTCATATTTACGCAAAGGAGATAAAAATATGATTCCCTATACAACAGCTGACCTGATAAAAATTTATGCAAGTAGTGACGATTGGGGGCAGGAAGAAACGCAGGACGCTATAGACTACGCAGACCTTAACCCGGAAGAGGCCCGGGAATTCTGGATACTTGTAACCAGGGAGTTAATAAAATGATAGACGCAATGCGCGCAGCCGGTATCAATTATACAGGCGAGATAATTGCAGATGGAAAGATCCACAGGTTTCACGTCCCTGGGCACTCTCCTGGGACAAAGAATGGCAGCTATATACATTACCCCGACGAGCCGCCAGCAGGCTGGTTTTGTGATTTTAAGTCGGGCATATCTCAATCATGGAGCGCAAGCGGTGAGCCACCAAGTCAGGAGCGCATAGAGAAATCCAAGCAGGCTGCAGACGATGAGCGAAAAAAGATGCAAGCGAAGGCAGCGCGGAAAGCATCTACATATTGGCATGGATCGGCGCATGCTGTAGATCATCCTTACCTTGCCGCCAAAAAGATCAAGCCATTTGGAGCGCGCGAATTTGCAGGTGCGCTGGTCATTCCTTTATACAATGCGGATAAGGCGCTTGTTAACCTGCAATTTATAAATGCCGACGGCACAAAGCGCTTTTTGTCTGGCGGACGCAAAAAGGGATGCTTTTTCCCTATAGGAGAGCCTACAGACAAGCTATTGATCTGCGAGGGCTTCGCTACCGGAGCCAGCCTACGGGATCACACAGGGCACTGTGTAATCGTTGCCTTTGATGCCGGTAACCTAAAGCCTGTAGCACTGGAGATCAATAGCCTGTTTAAAGGCCCTGAGATCATCATATGCGCAGACAACGATGAGTCTGGAGTCGGGCAAAAAGCAGCAGAGGATGCCGCGCTTGCAGTATATGGCAGCGTGCTGATGCCTCCAAATGTGGGCGAGGATTGGAACGACTATTTTACCAAGGGAAACAATGACTAATATAATCGAAATGAAATACACGCCGGTATCAGGAATCAATAAAACTCTTGACGACGGCAGCAGGTACTGCGAGCTTGATTTGTTGCGGCATATACACGAGGAGCACATTATAAGGCGCATATCAGAGAGTCTTGCAAAACGCGCATACATGCCGCCCAGCACTGTTTTTATGGCTGGACTTGGGGTTTTTAGCTCAATCGCGATGCGTAAATGGTGCGTATCTTATCCAAATGGAGATCGTCTGCCAATAGGGATATATGCAGTGCTAGAGCAGCCGCCAGCGACCGGAAAGTCGCGTGTTATCAAGATGTTCCAGCAGAAATTTATCGATCAGCAGGTGGCGGTAATTGGCGCGCTGGCTGGCGCACGGGATAAAGCCAAGACTGAGGATGAAGAGGATGATATTGATAAGCGGCTGGATATTGCATCAAGACAGCTGTTTGTGACAAATTCTACGCCAGAGGCGCTTGACGCGGTACTCACTGAAAACAAAGGTTTTTTTTCCGCCATATCAAGTGAGCAAGGTCTTTTTGACTCGCTCTTGGGCCTGAGCTACGGCGAGAAAGGCAGGGCAAACAACAACGACGCTATCTTAAATGGATTTGACGGCGGCAATGTGGCTACTCGGCGCACTTCCAGAAAGGCATACTGCGGATCTGTGGTTGGCAGTGTAGTGTGCTTTGCCCAGCCCGGAGGTATTGAAAAAGTTCTGTCCGCCAGTAATGGAACGGGGCTTGCTGAGCGATTCATCATGCTAAGCGAACCGCATTATCTGGGCAGGCGGGACTTCACACGAGACGCCGAAAAGTTCGGCTTCTTCGGCGATATTGAAAAGCTATTTTACAACAATAAGTGCCATTTTATCGACGAGATCCTAGAAGATCCCAAGCGTTTATCGGATCTTATCCCATTGCGGCTGTCGTCACGAGGCTGGCAACTAATCGACAATTACCGGCAAGAGATAGAGCCGCACTTGGCCGACGGCGGTAAATTTGGACACGCAGCCTTACGGGGAGCTGCTGGCAAAGTGGATATAACCATCCTTAAACTGGCGTCAAACATGCATTTGCTGTATGATCAAGACAATGATTTGATTGAGGATTTCCATGTTTCAGCGGCCATAGGGATTGCTGATGATCTACTTATTTCCAGTCTTAACCTTTGTCAGAGTAAGGGTATATCGGGCCAAAAATCTGAATTTGAGGCCATTTTGAAGATGTTTAAGCGTAAGGACTTGATTACGGAGAGAGAAATTTTACAGTCTCGCAAATGCGTAGAACCTTTCATCAGTTTCACGGGAAATAGATCAGACTTGATAAGGGAAAACCTAAAAGAGATGTGTAATCAAGGACTTCTCTCATCCGATGCGTCTGGCGGCAAGCGAGAATACAAGCTAAATCAATGATATTGTGGTTAACTTGGGGTTAAATTCAAATCGGCTGTAACCCGCGTGGGCAGGGCGTTTCAGCAGATTGTGGGGGGGGCGTGGTATTCCGGTCACCCCACGCTAAGTTCTTGAAAGTATTGTAGTATATATATATATATATATATATGTGGTATATATATTATTATTATTATAATAATTCCTATTAGATAAGAATCATTCTTAGATAGGAATTATTCTCATTAAGAGAAAT